CCCCCCCGGCATTTGCTATGCAATCTCGACATCATTTTTGTATTTTCAGGTTATCGATATGGGTTTCCCGCGAACCCGTAGTGTACCCCGACGCTCCTTACTAGGAGATTTACGGAAATTATTCGGGGCCTACAAAGGATTTCCCGCGAACCCGTAGTGTACCCGGTGTGTATGGGGGTATATCCCGGCGGGCTTAGGCCCATTGTACAGTCGAATTTCGCATTTGTCAACCCTTTTTATTTTTTTTGTTGACACAAAGGTTAAATACCCTTAAAATAGAGGGAAGTACGGAGGGAAACCTGCATGTTCGCGGCGTTGATACTGATATGTTCGATAGGTCCTGCGCCAAATTGTGTGGAAGCCCACGATACCCGTGGTCCATACCGCACAGAAGAGGCGTGTGAGGCCCGTGTGGGCGAAATGATACGCGATGTAGCCTTCTTTGTACCCCCACCCTACGAAATTATGTACAAGTGTAAGCAAGTGACAGGTATCTGAGATGAATCTTCTTCCTCAAACCCCCAATCGCAAGCCCGCCCTAACCGAAAAACAGGAATCCTTCTTGGAAGTCCTGTTCGAGAACGGTGGGAATGTCCACGCAGCAGCCGAATCAGCCGGATACTCCCAGAGTTCCGTGTCGTGGCTGCGCGAACGCCTTGCTGATGAGATTGTAGAACGCACCAAAATCATGTTGGCGGGACAGTCCCTAAAGGCCGCGAACAAGTTGGTGAACCTGATAGACACTCCCGCCATCGAACGCGGTGATGACCTGCGTATGAAGGCCGCTGAAGCCATCTTGAACCGTGTCGGGCTAGGTAAACAGGAAACAGTCAATCACAACGTACAGGCAGTCCACGGTGTCGTCCTGTTACCCCCGAAAAAAGAAGTAGTCATTGATGGGTAAACCCCGCAAACGTGTCCTTGTCCCGCCCGACCCCGCGACATTGGACAAACCCCGTGGACCGGGGCGACCCAAGAAAGACCCGAACCAACCCAAGGCTCAGTACAAGATTTCTGACAGGGAACGTGCGCGTCGTTCTGTGCAAGCCAAGTTGCGTAATGCAAAAAAGGCCGCTGCCAGTCAAGAAATAAAGACCCAGACAAAAAAGAAGAAGGTCAAAAGGCTAAAAGAGTCTGCAAAGAAAATCGAAGCAGCCCTCAAGGGAAACAAGACACGGGTTGTTGACCAAGGTGACCTAGAGCATCTGCCCGGAGCCGTGGAAGATTTGGTGGATGGCTCTCCTGTCATCTTCAAGCCCAACCCCGGTCCCCAAGAAGACTTCCTTTCTGCCAGTGAGCAGGATGTCCTGTATGGCGGCGCAGCAGGGGGAGGAAAAAGTTTTGCCTTGCTTGCTGACCCACTTCGGTATTGCCACAACGCCAATCACCGTGGCCTTCTTCTAAGACGCACACTCGACGAACTAACCGAACTCATCGACAAGTCCAAGCAGCTATACCCCAAGGCGTTTCCCGGAGCAATCTTCCGCGAGGCAAAGTCCACTTGGGTGTTCCCGTCTGGGGCAACACTCTGGTTCACGTACTTGGACAGGGACAAAGATGTCACTCGTTTCCAAGGACAGGCGTTCAACTGGATTGGCGTAGATGAAATAACCCAGTACCCCACACCTTATGTATGGGACTATCTGCGTTCTCGCTTGCGTTCCACAGACCCCGAACTCCAACAGAACTTGACCATGCGCTGCACAGCTAACCCCGGTGGTGTTGGCGGCTGGTGGGTCAAGAAAATGTACATCGATGCCCACGAACCCAATATGGCGTTCGGTGCAAAGGACCTAGAAACAGGAAAAACTTTTGTGTGGCCAGACGGTCACAAGAAGGCAGGTCAGCCGTTGTTCTACCGCAAGTTCGTTCCTGCGCGGTTGACTGATAACCCCTTCCTGATGGCAGATGGCCAATATGAGGCCATGCTTCGGTCACTCCCGGAAGTCGAGCGTAGACGACTATTAGAAGGGGACTGGGATGTAGCGGAGGGAGCCGCCTTCCCGGAGTTTTCACGGGTGCGTCATGTGGTGGAACCTTGGGACTTGCCAACCAACTGGCCCCGCATACGTGCAGCCGACTACGGCTACTCTAGCCCCTCTTGTGTCCTGTGGGGTGCAATCGATTGGGACAACAATATCTGGGTCTATAGAGAATTGTACGTAAAACACTTGACAGCGGAACAATTAGCTGATAAAATATTAGAATGTGAGGAGTTGGACCCACAACCACATTACACAGTCCTTGACTCCTCATGCTGGAATAAAACCGGATTCGGTCCGTCCATAGCAGAAACTATGATGCGGGCTGGTGTTAGGTGGACTCCCTCAGACCGCAACCGTCTTCAAGGAAAAATGGAATTACACAGGCGGCTTGCTGACGACCCCTACTCTAACGAACCACGAATGCGGATTTTTTCTAATTGTAAGCATATAATCGCACAGCTATCGGGCATTCCACTCTCCAAAACAAACAGTGAAGATGTAGACACCAGAGCAGAGGACCATGCCTACGATGCGTTGCGTTATATGGTTATGACGCGAACCAGCGGATATACTTCTATACATAAACAGTTGCAAGGTATCAAAGACCAAGCCTTCCAACCTTTTGACCAGACCTTTGGATACTGATGGCAGAACTCGACCCTAAAACCGCAACTCTCCGTGAGGTTGCCCAAGCCTACGCCAAGAAGTCTGGGCGTGAAAAAACCTTTATGGGTCCGGCTTTGCAATTCTTCAAGGACATTGCAGACGAACCCGGTTCGGCGTTGCGGTTGTTTGAGAAGGATGCCGAAGGAAACACTCTTCTTTCCAAAACGTTTAAGGGTAGCGAAGACTCTTCTACAGTCAAGACAGCTATGCAAAACCTTCGCCAAGTCGGTTTGACACTGAAAGAATCTGTAGGTCCTGATACACCAGAGTACAAACTGCTTCCGGACAAAGCACCCAATACCGATTTAAACAACCGTATTTTTGGACGCAGCGAACCTGCCAAGGCTCTATCTGAGGTTGCTATCAACCCTGACAAAGCAAAAATGAGCCAGTTGTTTGCAGGGGTGGCAAAATACCTAGACGACCCTAAAACACGTTCTACTGCACAAGCCATTATTTTTAATCTCAATACGGGTCTCCGTCCCAATGCTGCCGCTGGCTTACAGGTATCTGCCTATAAGCCCGATAGTGGCGCAATATACATCGAAGCTGAAACCAAAGGTGCCAAAGGTCGCGCCGTTAATATTCCCTTGAACCCTATTGCAGATAGTATCCTACAGGAAAACCTAGCTGCGGGCAATAAAGAAAATTTCTTTGTCAAGCCAAACGGCAAGGTTGTCACATCTGCAGACATGACAGATTTGCTAAAAGATGTCAAGGTAAAAGATATAGCCTTCGACGCATCTACAGGCAGATATTTTGACACCCTAGCACCTGCAGGATTTAAAGGTAAAAAGGGTTCGTCCCTGTTGCGTAACATCCATGCTACTGTGGGACAGTCAATCGGCGTAGACCAAGACCGACTCGCTTATCTGCAGGGTCGTAGTTTGAAGTCGGCGGGTAAGAGCAGCACAGGCGAACTAACAACCTATCAGCAAGCCTATCCGGGTGCTGTTGGTGAGGTGGACCGCCAGAACGCTAACATGTTTGCTACCTTCTGGGGTGAGGCCGCTGAAGAAGCCGGATTTAAAATCACATCCAAGATTCCAATGCCAGAAACCCGTATCACAACCCAAACCGCTGGTTACGAGGGCTATTTCGACCTTCCGGTCCGCGAAGAAGTGCCGACCACAGCTAAACCCACTGTGGCCTCTCCCGCTGAAGTAAATCCCGCTGCACTAGAAGAAATGAAAGCCAAGGGATTTGATATGGATAAGTTTTTAGAAGGGGCAAAAGAAGCGTTTGGTAAACTGCCCGGCCCCGTTAAAAAGTCCCTTGGCCCTATAAGTATAGGTTTAACTGCAGCTACTGCTGCCTCTACAGTTTCTGAAGTAGAAGCCGCAACAGGCTCTTCTACTCTTGCTGCTGTTGCTGGCGCATCAGAGTTTGGCCCTATAGGATATAGTGATGTTCGAGATATTGCTGCTGGACGGTCAGAACCAGACCAGTTCGGTACCACACCAGCTAGTCGTATAGCTGCCGAAGAAAAGGCGGGCTTTATTGATTTAGGACGCAACAGGGAACCTGAAGCCAACCCTGCCGCTAATCAAGGCTTCATCCAATCACAACCCTAATCTGGGAGAAAAAAGATGCCAGACAATAATTACAATTATGGCGCATCGTACATCATGGCCTCATGCACAACTTCTGTGGATGACCAAATGGGTGCGGACAAGCTATATCGTGAAGGTCTTGAGTTCGATACTCGCGCCAAGACTGATGTCTTGACAGAAGATATGCCAAAGAAACAGACGAAAACGACTGTGGATGCTTCTGTTATGCGTATGGCCGAAGAACGCGATTACTAAAATCAGATGTCAGAAGATAACTTTCTCCAACCGGAAGACGACACCACTGTCGGCGTGATGAACCCCGAAGAGCAGATGCCCGGACTTGCTGCCTATGTTAAAGGCAAGTTCGACGATGCTGAAAACGGACGATACGCGCACGAGCAGCGGTGGCTACAAGCCTACAAAAACTTTCGCGGTATCTACGATTCTACCACACAGTATCGTGACTCCGAAAAGTCCAAGGTGTTCATCCGGATTACAAAAACCAAGGTGCTTGCAGCTTTTGGTCAGATTGTGGACATTCTGTTCGCAAACAAGAAGTTTCCCCTAGTTGTGGAATCCACTCCCGTACCCGAAGGTATCGCGGAGTTTGCCCACATGGAAACACCCTTGGACCAAGCCGCCCCGCAGGAAGACCCCTACGGGTTTGCCGGGGATGGACGGGAACTTGCTCCCGGAGCCACCGAAGCCAAGGCTTTCTTGGGCGGTCTCGAAAACGAGTTGGGTTCGTTGCCCCTCGCAGAAGGTCCGGCACGTATGGGCGAACCACAAATTAGCCCTGCACAAGAAGCAGCCCTTCGTATGGAGAAAACTATCCACGACCAACTGCTAGATACCAATGCAGTCAACGTACTTCGTAACTCTGTGTTCGAGTCGTGCTTGCTAGGTACTGGTGTAGTCAAAGGCCCGTTCAACTTCTACAAGCGTGTCCACAACTGGGAACGCAACGAAGAGGGCGAACGTGAATACTTACCAACTGAAAAAACCGTTCCACGGATTGAAATGGTCTCTGTGTGGGATTTCCACCCTGACCCCTCTGCTACTAGCATCGACGACTGCGAATATGTTATTCAACGTCACCGCATGAATCGCCAACAGCTTCGCGCACTTATCAAGCGTCCGTACTTCAATGCGGAAGCAATTCAAGAGTGCTTGGCTAAAGGCCCGAACTACGAAGATAAATACTACGAAGACACCATTCGTGAAGATGAAACTGAGCCGTACTATCAGGGTAACCGCTACGAGGTTCTTGAGTATTGGGGTGTTCTCGATTCCGAACTGGCCAAAGAAGCCGGACTCGAAGGCGCAGAACAAATGTCTGAGTTCGACGAGGTTCAGGTTAACGTATGGGTGTGTGGCACTATGGTTATACGCTGTGTGTTGAACCCCTTCACACCAGCCCGTATTCCTTACCAGATGTTCCCGTACGAGGTCAACCCCTATCAGCCGTGGGGTGTTGGCGTAGCTGAGAACATGGAAGACGCCCAGAAGCTTATGAACGGTCACGTTCGTATGGCTATCGACAACCTAGCCCTAGCTGGTAACCTCGTCTTTGACGTGGACGAAGCAAGTTTGGTTCCCGGTCAAAACATGGACATCTTTCCCGGAAAGATTTTCCGTCGTCAGTCGGGTGTGACAGGAACAGCCATCAACGGTCTCAAGTTCCCGAACACAGCAGGTGAAAACTTGCAGATGTACCAGATTAGTCGGCAGCTTGCTGACGAAGAAACGGGCATTCCGTCCATCATACACGGACAGACAGGCGTTAGTGGCACAGGACGTAC